TCCCCTTGTAGGTATACATTTGTTGTATTGTCAACTCTTTTTGATGCCTTAGAGTATAACCATAGAGTTACGGCATTACCACTATTAGGCCAGACAGTATAGATATAAGACTTTTGTTGTTTTTTCATACTATCTCCTTATGTTGAATTAGATTTAATATTTGTTCAATCTCAGAGTATTGTATTTCAACCTCATTATGGTCTTCTTCTGGATATAAGCACTCATTAAGCTCGTCATAGTTAGCCAAGCAATAACTAAGGACTACCCTTATAATTTCACGCTGTCTATCGGTTAAGTTCATTGCTAACTCCTTTACTACTGGTAAGACAAAACAGAGGTTCAAGTTTCTTAAGTTCTTCGCTCAATACAACTTCCATATTCAATTCTTTAGCTACACGAATACCAAAATCAAAAACACAATAACAAGTACCTCTTGTACTTCCATCTCTTGGTTTTTCTACTTTAAAACTAGTACCTAGTTTATCGCCATGAATATGAACATTTACAAATCCATCACTTATCCAAAGAACACCATCATCTGTAAGATGAGGCCTAGTTCCAGATCGATCTTTAATTGTGTATCTATTGGTGTTTCTATCAAGCCATAGGCTATGACCATTTCCACCATCATTAAAACAAAACTTCCAGTCGTATTGAACATTTTCTTTAATCATTGTTATACTCCTTTATTTTTCTTAAGTATTTTTTTCAATTCCTTTGTAAGTTCTTCGCATTCATTCAATACTTCTTTAATATTAAAAAAGTAATCTTCAATTGTTTCACAACTTCCAACACTCATAAGATGTAATGTCATTTGATTTGGATAATGCTCAAGATCAGTTACATCTGCTTGCCACTCTTCAAGTTTTTCTTTATCTTTATCTGTCATCTGTATTCTCCTTATTTTTTTCGTCATTAACTATGCCTTCAACAAAATCGTTGAGTCGTTCCAGCGATACGATGTTGTCTTGGAAATCATAGCCATGACTCTTGATGAGCTTGTAAATTTCATCTCCAAGTTTGAGAATTTCATGATTATTCGCACAAAACCTTTTACCAGCCTTTATGATATCACTCATTGTTATCTCCCTTTCTAAAAGTTTATTTATTTCTGCAACATCATACTTATCTGCTACAAACTCTGTTTCTTCATCATCCTCAAGCCCATCCAAAAAGTAATTGGTAGCTTCAAGCAATATTTTTAATTGCCATATTGATAATGATACTGCTACTGTTTTATTCTGATTGTCTGCCATGTTACTCTCCTTGTTAAAATTAAAATTAGTTTCGTTCAACAATCTTTTTAAATGCCTGAGAAAAAAAACCAATGATAAAACACAAAACAATCAAACTAGAATAGCCATCATCTGATCTGTACATATAACTCTCCTTGTTAAACTTTTAGTAAATTAATTGGTTCACCATTCAACACATGGGCTAACTGAAGGATTTTTGTAGAATATTTAATTTGTTCATCATATTTTTCATAAAACTCATTATCAAAATCTTTTTCTGTCATGAGGTCATATGCTTGGTATCCATCACCTCTCAGGATGCCACAAATCATTTGATAGTCATTCGCATTTAAATCTTCACGCAAGGCAACGATATCCCACGCCATTAACAAACTGGTTTTTTCATCTCTTGTAAACTTACTGTTGCTCATAGTAATCTCCTTGTTAGTCCAGCATCGTGAACTAAGGAACGCCCTTAGTTCACGCAAAGCCGTTTCCCTTAACTTAGTATTCGTTTCACACTTCAAATTATTCAATAATTATTTCCAAAAACTTGATCTTTAACTGTATACATAGAGTTATAAAATTCCCCATTAGGCACAGCTAAATTTAGATATGTAGCACCAGTCTTAAAACTCCGTATGTGCTTATCATCAACAGGGTTATGTCCATCTACATAGATATACAGATTGGCACAATTGATAACGCCATGCTCATTCATTCTACCTCTAAGTATATGTAAGTATACTTTGTCTATATCTCTATAAGCAGGGGCGTTAAGTTCTTCCCTTTTAATTCTCCATTGGTTTCCTACCTGTTTGATTTCAATCATTAGATTTCATCCTCAAAAGAAAAAGAAATTGGAAGAACAAAAGCGTTTAATTTTTCATAAAGTTTTTCCAATTCTTTTTTGTGCGTAGCATCCATGCTTGGAGTAATCCAAAGTTCATAGCTTAAGCTATTAGCTATCATAGATATTTCATCTGGTGTTAGCTGTACATTTACAATTGAATCATTCATTTGTTTCTACTCCTTCGCATTTGGAAAACGCAAATTCTTGTTCAAGTGCTTTAATTCTCAAGTTTAACATATACATATGGATATATGTTTTTCCAAGTAATGTGACTATCTCTTGCAAATTTTCAACCATAGCAGAAAAGCCTTCTTTAGATGGTTGCCAAGATTCATACTTGACCTCTGTGCATGAATCGTGCAAAGTCTGAATCATACCTTTAAGTTTTTCTTTAAATTGATCGTTCATGATTATTCTCCTTGTTAAATTTTGCTCTTAGTTCACTTAATGTTAAGGTTAGTTCTCTATTTTCTTGCCGAAAGATAAAAACGCCAAGCCCTCTAGCATCTAGCCTATAGCCAATTGATTCCATGTACTGCAAGCATTCGTTAAGTGTTATGACTTTCATGTTTGCTCTCCTTGTAATTTTGAACTTTGTAGTAATTTTCATTTACATAAATAAGATCGTCATCTTCATCGATAAGAGTTACAGAACTTGAAATAGCATTGTATGCGTAATCACCAATCTTTATTTTTCCATTGCCTAACTTAAACATTTCCTTTTCAAGAATCACTCTAAGTAATCCCTTGCGGTCACTTACGACCCATTTTAACCCGCCAGCAATTTCTGTTAATTTTTCTTTAAGCAAAAAATTCTCTACTTTGCCATCAGAAAACTTACAAACAACTTGGCATCCAGTTACAAACTTGCTCATGTTTATTCTCCTATGTAATCCATATCTAATAATTTCATAACGCCATAAGTATGAACATTCTCTTCCCCATCATGCACAAACTCAATTTGTACTCTCACATATATGCCACCATCTTTATGAATAAGCTTTCGCCCACTTATATAGATATTGGTAGCTATCTCTGTAGTACCGAATGTGTATCCTGTTGGCAGATAGAAATCTGCTTTATCCCAGTCTGAAGACTTGAGGCATTCGCCAAACTTCCAACCATCAGCGTGAACATAATAGCCAACCTTGGCTTCAACCTTCCATCCATTGATCACTTTAAACTTCGGACAATCCTTTGGATTAAGTGCAATGCTCATTCTCTTTTTCATTTCCATCTCCTTGGTTAAAACTTTCCATCTCCATACTTAGTTATTCGTTCCACATCTTAAATTATTCAATAATTATGGAATATATTTTTGCATAATTGCATATTTACAATTATAAAACTTTCCATCATGTATATAGATTCGATCACTATTGCCCCAGTAACTTGCTTTTTTCATATCCTTTGGATCAACATCGTTTAGAAAAGGAATATGCGGGAAGCATCTTTTAATGATCGCAATCTTATTATCTTCCTTCTCGTTCCTACCTTGTACATATACAAATATGCTTTTGCAAGTAATTACATACTGGTATGTATCATTGAATTTATACTCTGGTTTTCTTTTCTCAAGCCTTTTTTCTTCTTTGCATGATTCAATACCTACAAGCTTGACATAGACATCTTCCATGTCTACCCAATCGGTTCTTGTTAGTCCATCCTTTTTCAAGGTTGTAATCTTATACCTATATGTATTGCTTATACCGCTATACTCTTTAGTAAATGTAATCATTTCATTCTCCTTTGTTAAAGTTGCTTAGTCATCAGTATTATAAACCAGTCGATATTTAAAAACTCCCCAATCAAATTTAGGGTAAAGTTCTTGAACTTCCTTTAATCTTTTTCTTGCACTTCGCCAATCTTTATGTTCGTACAAAGATTTAAAAAACTTCTTGCAAGCCCATATAAGTTTTCTTCCTTCTCTCTCGTCTTTAATATATTTGTCCGCAGCTATTTTTTTTGCTGCTGGATTTAATTTTGACCACCCTTTAATATATTTAGGGTCTTTAATTTCAATTTTCCATAACCAGTCTGTCAATATTTGTTGCATTACATTTCCCCTTTGCGTAAATTTTTACTTCCATACTTAATTATTCGTTTGACTGCCCAAATTATTCAAATTTATTTTTATTAAATACAACTTGGTTCAATTGAAGACTTACAGCTAATAGAAGACGATGTATAGAACAATTCTCGGCCAGAAGAAAAGATATTTAAGTTCTCGGCCTTGTCCATGTTTGTAGAGTTATGTCCTTGCCAGTTAGGTGCAACTCTAGGATTATATGACAACTTCATGTGTGTGTTTGCCACAACTTTATTTATATGGTTAATGTTTGCTCGCCCACCAGCGGTATCATCTCTGTAAATAACTAGGTTCTCACACTCTACCCATGCACACACAGTCTTATTCGCCCCACATTTGATCTTTGTAGCTGTAGCCACATGATTGACCAACTTGGCATTAATCATCTGTATACACACAGTAGAAGGGTCGCAATAGAATGGCTTGCCACTTGGCTTATTAGGTGAAGCATCACCAGTAATTTGCCATTTCATGTAGTTTTCCCCTTTTGCCAAATGGAATCTTACCTTATACATATTGACCTCCTTATTTAATAAGACTTGAATCAACTAATGGATAACAATACTCACCTAAATGATCATCCAGAACATCAGTAAAACCTCCATGTGTAACTCTAAAGATATTTTCATAGCCAGCCATGCTAATGAAATTAACAGGTCTATCTTTAAACGCCCTCTTTAATGCTGCTACTGTTTGCTTGTATGTCTTGGGCTTGCACTCATCGCCCTTAAGACTCCATGAGGGTTTCCACCAATACTCAATCTGGTAGACAAGTTCTTGCTTACCCTCAATGTTCAACTCTAGGTAGTTTCTAATACCACTAAGTTTGTATACATAAGCACCCATGTTTACTCTCCTTGTTGTTTGTAGATTTCGTTTCTTCTTTTATCAGACTTATTTGCAAACCTTCTTGCTCTATTGCAAAGTTTTTGCCCATAGTCATTCTCATCAAAGTCAGGTTGAATGTAGACATCTTCTAAATGTCCAGCAAGCTCCTTAACCAAGTCGATCAACTTTTCCTCTGTCGTTTGTGGTTTTACATACATCTTTCATTCTCCTTTGTGTTAGTGTTATCTTTCCTTGCCATACTGTATTATTCGTACCAAAACCAATTTTATTCAATTTATTTTTAATATTTTTCCGTACTGTGCTACGGTTTAATTGCACCAAATGCGTTTTCTACCCCCTCAAAGCTAAACTCTACTGTTTTATGCCCATTTAATGACATTATTTTCACCCCATTTTTAGTGACTATGACCAAAGAACTACCCTTGATCTTCCACACCCACACTTCCTCATTGGGCAAATTAGGGTTGTTAACAGACACTAAAAAGTTGTCAGGTACTAAACTTGTTTCTTGCATTTTTCCCCCATATTTATGCACTTTTTGACTGTTTACAACAACTAAAATTATTAATATTATCCTTACTAATATACATAGGGCAGAGAGGCTTTTTCACTATAGCGTATTAGGTGAACTAACATGGTATAAGAAAGTGGCTTCCACGCAACAAGATGTATAGTTTTGTATACTTTGACATAAGTCCTTTGATACCATATGTTTACGGCTGAATTAATCCCTCCAGAGGCATAATCTAACGAGGTTTTTGTCTTCTGGAGACACGCCAGCATCATGGAGAATCTTCTTGAGTCGCATGATTTCTGTGGCTAAGACACCGATATCTAGCTCATTAATCGGGTGTTTTTTGTCTAGTTTTTGTTGATACTTTATCGATAGTCTCATTTTCTATACTCCTAATAGGTAAAAAGCTCATATTCCTGCGGAAAAACACACATTTTGTGTCCATAGTGACCACCAAGGTCAAGAAGGGCTAAAATAAGCTTAAAAAGGTGCAAATTTGTGACGATTTGCCACTCAAAAACTCATTTTTTGTCCAAATGTATAGTTTTGTACACTTTTGTATAGTTTTGTATACTTTTGAAACTTCTTTCCTTCCATACCTCATTATTCGTACCAGATTCAGATTTATTCAAATAAAAAAATAAAAATTTAGTTTTGAATAAAAGACAACTTGAAACGAATAATACAATAGAAGTGTGAGGGGCAACCGCATCAAACCCGCCTATAGGACTAGATTGTCTTGTGGGGATAGGGGATTGCGTACTTGCAAAAAAAGCAGTATGTGGGCGTACCCTCCCCGAACCCGCTTATTGTTGGTAAGACAAACAGCAGGGCTATACTTTATTATTCGTATGAGAACGAAAAATATTCAAAAGAAAAAGAAAAAAAACGCAGAGTGAAGTAAAGGGATCTCCACTCTGCCTGAGTCCTGCCAGCGAGAGGTTTGCACCAGCAGGATTGTATTAATAAGGGGATAAGCTGCCCAGTTCTTACCCCCCCATCCAAACCATCTTAGGCGAACATAAGTTCTTTGCCCAAGATAGAGTGAACATCCTTGGTAGTCAAGGCATTAGCTTTGTTTCTCAGGCCGATAAACTCGGATTCTGAATAGCTAGCCAAAGCACCACCAACTTCGTTAAGCTTCTCCCATGAGGATTCACCAAGCTTTTGGCTACCTCTGGTAAGGGAGTTGACCATACCAAAGAGAGTCTTCGCATAGAAGGGAGTCTCTTGGCGTTCAATATCCCAACCATTCTGAGCAGCATCGATCTCTGCCTTAGAGAACTTGTAGGTCTGAGCTACAGAGGCAAAGAGTGGAGTCATCGAAGCACCTTCTCCGAATACCATCTTCTTCGTACCTAATAGCTTATCAATCATCACAGGGATAGACTGAATGTGTTTGGCAATGCAAGACTGAATCTGATTAGCCAAGTGGCCAAGATCAACCTTACCTCGATGAACTACCGAAACATCATCGTGCCTTACCCACCCAATCATGCCATTAGAACAAATAGTCCTAAAGACTCCAGCAGAGATATCAAGCCTATGAGTGCCAATCTCAGAGTTCTTGATCTTGATCAAGCCACCATAATCAGAGTCATCGTCAGAGCGAAGCGAAGCTGGCAGAACTACACTGAAGTTAATGTAATCGTCACCAGACTTATCGCAAGCAACAGCTTGACCACATTCTTGCGGTAGGAATTGCTTTGTCTGATCAAGTACCCAGTTGTTGTCAATAACTGCATACCTATCTGACAAGAACGCCCTACAGCTATCATCCTGATCATTAAAGCGGAATAGCATCTCCTTGCCAAAGTCCTCTTGGAAGCTAATGTCTACCAAATCTTTCAAGATGGTTTGATGCTTGACATTATTAGAAGCATATAGCTTATTAAGCGTAAAGCTTCCCCATTTGGTCTTAGAGGCAAGCTGACTAAGGAAGTGCTTAGTTGGTTTATACAGCTTATTCGCCTGACGATCAAGGATATGGAACTTCTCATCAGCAACCACTGCCTTGACTTGAGGTTCAGCACCACCCACAGTGCATAAAGCATCGTGATAATGGTTCTTGTTTTCGTTGTAGCGGGCAATCACGCCAGCGTAAGCACCACCAGTAAAACCACGGACAGATCTAACAGCATTCATAAGAATCTCCTTGTGGCAAAGCCACTATTAGTTAAAAATTTAAAACCTCTTACTACTACATTATTCGTACAGACACGAATTTTATTCAACTACATTTTAAAAATCTTGGTTCTTTAGTTACAAGATTACCATTCTCCCAAGTCTTACCTTGGGGAACTACTTGCCATTTCTGATTATCTACGGTGAAGACTCCACCGAAGACTGACCATGTTCCCTCATCTTTAGCTTCTTGCCAAAGCTTTAATAACTTAGCCTTAGTTGTCTCCATAGTTATCCCCCCAAGTTACATAACCATCGTTTTTTAACATTTGGAAAACCTCAGCATAATAGTAGTTATGCCAATTGAAATCCATGTCGCCACACGCCTCAATGTATTCTTCCATGAACTGGGTCATATCTATATGATCATAGACACTATCGTAGATGGTTCCCTTTAGAACCTCGTTATCTCTATCTATTTTGCGAAGTGTCTCTAAACCATACCTTCTCTCAAGTCTCTGCCCGAAGTGAGCAGCAAGGCACTCTAAATCGCCTTCCTGCGGTTTCTCGTAAGGCTTGTCCTTAACTTCCGGCAAACACCCTAGCTTATCGTAACTTCTCATAACTATGTCCTCTTAGTTAGTAAAAACAAACAACGCATCATCTTTCATCCAACTACCTACCATATCGCCTTCCCACTTTAACTTCTCTGCGAAAAGTCTTGCAGCATTGGCGAAATTTTCCTTATATTCCAACTCATAATCCCAACCTACTGTCAGGTAAGGAGGTCTACGCATCCCATTTCCTAGGCTACACTTAAGGCGTTTGCCTCTTGTATCTGTGATAGGTAGAACCTTCACAAAGATAGTTGCACCGCCCACAAATCTTACATTCATCTTTCATTCTCCATATATAGTTATTCGTTTCAAATCCAAAATTATTCACTTACATTTCAAATTTTTTCACAAGTTCTCGATAAAGAAAATCGTAATCTTCTTGCCTTATCTCATTAGCCATCAACTTATCATCCAATCTATCAACAGCTTTTTCAAATCTCACTTCTTTTTCTTGTTCGCTCATCTCATCTCCTTTGTTTGTTGTGTCCTTCTCATACTTTATTATTCGTACGAACATGATTTTTATTCAAAAGATTTTTAAAATATTTTTTGTAATACTAAGTATTACCAGAAAAGCTATAGGCGTTCCGCATCCCCTATCCCTCTCCCGATACCAGAGAGGCGGGTTGTTTTACATCGGCCCTCCCGATTTTTTTCAAGTTTTAGATTCTTGTTTTCCTTTCTATACTATTATTCGTTTGAACTTGAAAATTATTCAAAAAAATCTTTTTATTTTATTGGTATAACAAAGTATAACCATTTTTGGCTTTGGTGGTATGGGTAATCCGCTTGCTATTCGGGCATTACTTCGGGAACTCCGGTGGTATCCATAGGACACCGCCAGATTAAAATTTAACTTTTTTGTTCATTGGATAAAAGTTATAAACCAATTTTGAAATCTCTGAAGAATTGTCTTGACAGGTTTTTAACCCCATCAGTATAATTGTCTAGCAGAGGGATTTACTCTCACTTTTATTAAAAGCCTATCCTATCTCCGAACAGGCTAAAAATAATCTCCATCTGTAAGAGTTCTGTACTTGAGCAAAGATAGTTAAATAGACTATACATTATCACTTTCCTCCAATAAGAAATATTCTGGTACTGGTGCAAGTTCATGCTTACCAAAGTAAAGCTTGATCCATAATTCTTTGATGTCTGATTCCTTATAGAATTCGCCATCTTGTTTATCTAAACCTAATATGATCAAAGCGTGTTCAATCAATTTCTTCTCTGCCATACTTAATTCTATTAGCATTTATAACTCCACAAAAAGGTTACAGTAGATAAGTGTAAAAACAAAGAAAATGTTTCCAATCAATGCCAGTGCAATTACTTCGTTCATTTGTCCATCTCCCTAAAAAGTTGTGCAAAAAGAATAATCCCTACAAACAACATATTGGCTAAACCACCTACACATATTAACTCAAACATAAGTACCTCCCTTTTTAAGCCTATCCTTATAGGCACTTCCAATAGGAGAAATCTTTTTCAAACCTTCAAATATTTGATCTTCATTAAATAATACAACCCCATCTACGATGTGAAAAAACGCAAAGCACTTATAACAAAGCTGGTAGTGTTTACACTTAACCACAACCTTCGCTTCTTTTCTGCAATCATCGCAATTCATTCCCATTACACACTCTCCTTTACTTGGCGTTTCTCTGCTTGTCTACCGCCCTTGGTAGACTTCTTCTTGCTCTTGAATACCACCATGCCCCTTGGCGTTTCGCCCCTACGCTCGAAGGGCATATTTACCAGCGTGAATCTAATAGTCCTACTCATCGTACTTCTCCTTGTAAATTATTATTCGTACAAACACACAATTTATTCAAAACTTTTTTGCTAATCCCGATCATATCTACTTGGTTTACGCATAGCATTGCCATGCTCATGAATGAAATCGTCAATACCTAGTGCTTCCTCATTCTCCAATTCTCTTGCCTCAAGCATCTGATGGACTGCTTGGCAACCATCAAGTATTCGGCAGTGTAGGTAATTTGGGTAAAGCCCAGTGTGACTATCTACATACCATCCCCATTCAAACTTTTCTTCCCATGATGTAACCTTAAAGGTATTAGACTTGGGATCGTAATCCACACCCACATTATATTCCCTGCCACTAAGCAGGAGTGGTGGCATATGCTTGCGAAACTCGGCAAAATTCTCAACTTCGTGAATGATACTGGACATCTTTCTATCTCCTTGTTAGTGTTACTTCCTACTCTATTATTCGTACAACTATGATTTTTATTCAAAATTATTTGTCATAAGTTCCATAACTTCCACCGCCATAATATTTCATTGCAGCATTTATCTCATCTTCCCTCTCTTGCCTATCCTTGCAGTATTGTTGAGCTTCCGCAAGACTTTCAAATTCCTCTTCAATTTCTTCGATTTCCATCGTTTCAACGATCCATTGACCGCCAATTTCATAATTTTCTTCAGCCCACTTCATTATTTCTTTTCCCATCGTTCTTTCCTTTTCGTTAGTGTTGTTGTCTTCCATACTCTATTATTCGTTTAAACCTTAAAATTATTCAAAAGTTTTTTAAATTATTTTTAATTATACTAAGTTATACCTAATTTTATAAGTCCAGCCTCCCCCCATCCCCCCTAGATATTTCTCTAGGAGGCAAGCTTATTTTGTATCGATCCTTCTCGATATTATATTATTCGTTTGAAACGCAAAATTATTCAAAAAAAAATTAAAATAATTGGTATAACAAAGTATAACTTTGCAAGCTTTTTGGCAGGGCAAAGACGCTTGCTAGCAGGGCATACCATCAGGAACCTCGGTGGTGTCCATAGGACACACCAAGCTTTTTTTTAAAGATCTGCTTTTTTCGATTTTAGGTATCTCACCTTGGTTTTCCCCTAAAAGCAGCAAACATTACCTATCGTTTAAACTTAATACATTTTTTTTCCCTCTTGTGTATTATATTATTCGTTTTAAACTAAGATTTATTCAAAAAAATCTTTTTATTTTATTATCCATATTTCATCTTTATGATACATATCCAAGCATTTTTGTAATTCTTGAACATTAGGCATATCGCCCAATTGCTTTAGTACTTTTCTATTTCTACTTGAAGCAAACATAGCCAACCTTATCAATTTGCCATTAATAGCTATGTTTGCAGGTATTGCGTATCTCATTATATAATCCTTTTCTTTCTAGTGATAGATATAGGCCACATTGCTTACGCTTTTATCCCAACATTTACGGCAATCATTGCAGTTGACCTTGCTTGCACCATTAAAGGCATCAAGACTTGCTTGACATATATTTTCGTGCCGACTATCTGCATTAACTGGTGTTCTTATTGCAGTGCTTGTAGGCAATCCAAGCCCCTTGCTAGGCACTTGATCGACCATGTACATACTTGGCCTAACAGTGAAGTTACTTGCAAATTCGCCATGTATAGCTAGGTATTCCCGAACCATACCATGTTCCTTGGTAGGTAGCCAAAACTTAACTTCTGGCAGAGCAAGAGCAATCTCATTCATTGCCACTAACATCTCCAAACTTTGAACATCGCCCGAAGTAAACCACCTAAAGTATGCTTGCGTTTTATCCCGCATATGTTTATATTTCTTGCCCAATGCTTTGATAAAAGCTTCTTTCCAAACTTCAAGCCCCTTGTTAAGCTCATTGAACCTATTCGTATTTGCATCTTTGACGATACCGAATCCATATCGCCCCTTTAGGGCATAACACCCCTCGCATATTGACCCCTTGACATTTACCAATTTACCGCCTGTTTTACATTCAAACGCTGGAATATCCCATGATATCCAAGGCATTTTTTCAGTTTGACTAAACTTTATTTCAACTACTGGCTTGATAACTTCTAGACTTAACATCTTACAGTTCCTTGTGTTAGAGTAACTTTCCTATCATATTATTCGTTTCAACTTTCAAATTATTCAAAACTTTTCACAATTATTTTCAAATTCTTCAAGTAGTGCTTGCTCACATTCAAACTTATCGATCATCCTTGAAGTTAATTCTTCAAGATTAAAATCCTCAATCTCTTGGCAAGTAGTTGGCATTAAAGCTTCAAAATCAGGGATGATATTTTCATCATCGATTACAATCTCATAATCTCTCTCATTACCAAGATATTCGATAAGATCATCTTGATTTTGTTCCCACTGGCCATCATCATTAAAGTTAATCATCTTGCGTTTCCTTTTCGTTATAGTGTTTCATCTTCCATACTTTATTATTCGTTTTAACTTAAAATTTATTCAAAACAATTTTAAAATATTTTTAAAATCATATTAAGATAAACATATCCAATTCAAATCAGCCGATCTTAGCCTATAGGCATAGCTTCCCTAAGCCCAGTGACTTTGGTAAGACACTAGGTTATTTTAAATACCCCCTAGCTATTCACTAGGGGGCTTATCTACCTTGCCTATTCTGCCATCTTAGCAATAGCCTTAGAATGTAGTCCGTGAGCCGATCCTAAGCTTATTTCTAATAAATCAGAGATTTCATAGAAGTTATTACCTAGTGCTTTTAAGCTTAGAATATTGTGTTCTAATTCATTTATAATGCCATTATCAAAGGCATCTTTAAGATGGAATTTTAGAATATCCATAGTGTTAGTAGGATTAGCTTGCAATTCCATATTGTTGCCGTCTTCATTATCTAATGAATTATCAATGGTAACTGTTTTACGATATACTTGCTTGCGTAAATAATCGATTTTTACAGATCGCATTACATTAAAACAAAATGTCTCAAACTTACCCTTGCTATCGTCATATGATTGACTAGCAATAACATAAACATCTTGCGATAAGTCTTCATGATTTTTAAAACCTTGTTTTTTCAGCTTATTGCTAATCTTTTCAATAATCTTTCCAGCAATTTCATTATTCATGATACAAATCCTTGTTTTAGATAGTTTGCTGATTGATTCTAAAAAGTAGAATCTAAAAATCAGTAACTTATCTACTATTAGCTTATCGAATTTATTTAAATAACACAATAGCAAAAATATAAATAATTCTAAAATAAATAAATCTTCATGAATTCTACTTATTCTTAAAAATAAGAATTTTATTAAAATAAATGTTCACTATGTTTATAAACATTAAATTCTTAAAAGTGAGAAAATCGATTTTAAGCGAAAATATTTAATATTTGTATATTTACTCAATAAATGCAATCGCTCAAAATAATGGCATTATTGGGGTTTTAAATGCCATGTCAATATGGCATATTGCTACTTGATAGGGTTGAAATATAACAAAGTTATACCAAAAATAGTAATACTAGGTAATACCAGCGGGATGCCAAAATGGCAGGGGGTTTTTTCAAAAATTGACAAAATGGCAGGCGACTGCCAAATTGGCGGGGGGCATTGCCACTTACCAAGCCACACTTTCCCCAATGTACTACCAAAGCCATACTTGTTCGCCCCAAAGTACTAATGATGTCGCAGACAGCCTTGCAATCCGATTGAAACAGTAGTATCATACATAAGATGTACTAATACAATTTTCGCAGAAAATGGTGATGCCATGAACAAAGATGAACCAATTGAAGTAGAAACAAGAATTAAGGTGATAGCAGGGTGTGTATTACCAGAACCAGAACTGTTGGCTCCAACACCCCCCATTGAACAGGCGTTAGCCAGTATCGAAGAGAACATCATAAAAGATGAGTAATTATCCGCATGGATTAAAAGAAGAAGATGTTATAATAGCTTTAAAGAAAGCGATCAACCTTCTTGCCCCAACATTTACTTTCGGGTATTACGATGTGGAAGACATTAGGCAGGAAGCTTACATATTTGGACTTGAATCTTTATCTCGCTATGACCCATCTCGCCCCTTAGAAAACTTTCTTTATTCGCACATTAAAAACAGACTTATTAATTTCAAGAGAGACAAGTATCATAGGACAGATCCCCCATGTAAATCATGTCATGACTCGAACAAATGTTCAGATGGCAATTACTGCGAAAAGTATAAGGCATGGAAGAAAAGGAATTCGTCTAAGCAAAATTTAATGCGACCCTTAGATATACAAACAATCTCAGACGATACAGAAAAGAACGCACACGGAAAACAATCTGTTGTAGATGAGGCAAACATATCTGAGTGTTCTAATCTAATAGACTTGCACCTTCCTGTTGAACTTCGCTCAATATATCTTAGAATTAAAGCTGGTGAGTCTGTTCCCAAAATAAAAAAGCAAAGAGTTGAACAAGCAATTAAGGAGATCCTCAATGGCAGGAAAGAAGCTGAATAGAACTGATCGTGATTATATAACTAAGCACTATGAAACTTTATCGGTAGAAGACTTAAGCTCGTTCTTGCTCAAGCCTGTGGTAGTAATTGAAGAGTTTGTACAGACACTCAATGATGAAAATCATAAAAATTTAAGAAGTAGTAAAGCTTGGAAGCAGCTTAAGCAGGAAATGGATGAGGAAGAGTTGGAATATTTTGAAGAGCAGTATGTAAAGTACATGGCCCAGTTCAGAGAAGATGTTCTCGTAACTGAGGAAACACAAATATTTTTGGTTATTAAGTTTGAAATAATGATGCACAGGAATGCTAAAAGCAAAAGAAACTCTGGCAAAGAGATAGCAAAGTTGATTAGAATGCAGGAAGAATACATGAGAAGATTTCCTGATATGCAAGGCATGTCCGAATCTGATCGTGAATATGTGCTCGGCTTAGAGACACAGATACAAGCAGCTAAATCTTCTGAACAGGCTAGGTCTACAGAATTTATTAAACTTGAAGAGAAACATCAGGGATTACTCAAAGACTTAAAAGCCACTAGAGATCAGCGTATTACTCGTATCGAGTCATCTAAAGAGACATACTTGGCGATTATTAAAAAACTTCAGAACGAGGAAGAGCGTGACTTAGTGGGAGGTACTATGGAAACCATGAAGATAGCCACTAAAAAGGAAGAGAAGAAGTTAACTAGCGTTCATACATTTGATGATGGTAGTCAAGACCTACCAGTTTTAATTCCAAAGGATAAAGACGATGAATAAAACGGCATTGGTATTTGGGGCGACAGGACAAGATGGTTCGTATCTCTGCGAAAGCCTTTTGGCAAAAAAGTACAATGTCTTAGCGGTAGCAAGACGGTCGTCAATAGATAATGGAGCAAGGCTTAATGGTTGTTCAGATCACAAAAACTTCACTCTCTTAAGAGGCGATGTCTGCGATCAATCGTTTGTCTTCTCCACTATCTATAAATATACCCCTACAGAAATCTACAATCTGGCAGCACAGAGTCATGTGGGCGATTCGTTTACGCAACCGCATCACACGCTCGATGTGGATTTGAAGGGAACGCTTAATGTCTTAGAAGGGATTTTGAATTTTTCAAAATCTTCAAGATTATATCAGGCATCAACAAGTGAAATGTATGGATCATGTTTTTCTTATTATAGTCCTACTGATGGAATTAGAAAAGAATCTAAAACTGCTATTAGCAGAGAAGATTTTATTAATAAAGATTGTTTTCAAGATGAAGACACTTTAATGGTTCCAAACTCTCCATATGGTGTGGCAAAGCTGGCATCCCATAATTTGGTTAAAATTTATAGGGAGTCTTATGGCTTGTACGCCTGTTCGGGCATTCTTTTTAATCACGAATCACCTAGAAGGGGAGAATTGTTTGTAACTAGGAAGATAACCTCTTGGATAGGTAAGTATGTTAATAAACTAACTAAAGATAAATTACAGCTTGGTAATATAGATTCTCTGCGTGATTGGGGTCATGCAAAGGATTATGTTGAGGCAATGCGTTTAATGCTTCAGTTAGATAACCCACAAGACTTTGTTATAGCTACTGGATCTACCTATTCTGTAGAAGACTTTTTAAACAAATCATTTGAAGCTGCTGGACTTGGCGATTGGGAAAAATATGTCACATTAAACAAGTCGCTGAAAAGACCATTTGAGGTTGATGCTCTTCGTGGTGTATCAACAAAGGCAAGAGAAGTTCTTAAATGGAAACCACACTATAATTTTGATCTCCTTGTAAAAGAGATGGTCGAAAGCGATATCAATGGACATAAAGTATAAAGTAATCAGAGATACGAGAGAGCAAAACGGCTGGACTTTTATGCCAGCAAAAGCTTGTGAAGGAACTGTATCTGGAACACTAAAGACTGGTGATTATTCCATAGAGGGATATCAAGACATACTGACAATAGAAAGAAAAGGTTCTATTGCAGAACTGGCAACAAATTTAGTTGAAGATAGATTTGAAAGAGAACTAGAAAGAATGCAGTCATTTAAATATGCATTTATGATTTTAGAATTTTCTATGGATGACTTAATTAAATACCCAAAAGGAACTGGCATACCATCCTATAAGATGAAGAGCGTAAAGCTCAACCCATTTTTCCTATTGAAGAGATTGATAGAGATAGAATTAAAATACAAGGTTAAAATAATCTTTTGTGAAAATCATGGGCAAACAGTTGCCTCTTCCATATTCAAACGAGTAATTGAAAATGAAGGACCAAGAGAAGCTAAAGAGGATAATAGACCGAGCTTGGATGCTTTCTGAGCAGGAAATGCTTGCGGTAAATCCTCTTACAGACATTAATGATATTCAACGAATAGTTGATGTTCCATTAAATACGATCCATCCTCTTAAGAACATTTCTAAAGCAGACATGGAAAGAATGGATATATATCTGCTAAAGATAATGAGAAATCCAGACTACTTTCCTTTTACATGCAAGCTTCTGTTCGGAATAGACATATTTCCTTTTCAACACATCATCTTAAAAGAGCTTTGGAAAAGACCATTCCCAATGATCATCGCTGGTCGTGGTGCAGGGAAAAGTTATATCCTTGCGTTGTATTCTATGCTTAGACTTTTGTTTACTCAAGGATGCAAGATTGCAATCATAGGTAAAGTATTTAGACAGAGTAAAGTTATATTTGAATACATGGAAGGTCTATGGGCAAATGGAGTTATCTATAGAGACATATGTGGTGTTGGCAAAGGTAGAAACAATAGAGATCAAGGCCCAAGACGAGACATAGATAGATGTGAAATGATTGTTGGCGAAAGCGTTGCTATGGCATTGCCATTAGGAACAGGTGAAAAGATTAGAGGTCAAAGAGCTAACTATACAGTTTGTGACGAGTTCGCTTCTATTAGAGAAGACATTTATCAAAATGTGGTAAGAGGTTTTTCTAGCGTTTCTTCTAATCCAAGTGAGAAGGTACATAGACAAGCAAAAATAAGATTGATGAAACAGCTTGGGGTTTGGACTGATGAAGATGAAGCACAGGAAAGCAAAATACTTAGAAGCAATCAGAACATAGTTTCTGGTACAGCATATTACTCCTTCAATCATTTTTATAAAACATGGTTTAACTATAAAAGAATTATTGAAAGTAATGGCGACAAAAATTTGTTGGAGCAAATATTTCAAGGCCCAGTTCCAGATGGCTTTGATTGGAGAGATTATTCTATCATAAGACTGCCTGTGGAAATATTACCGCCCGGCTTTATGGATGCTAAACAAATAACTTCTGCAAGAATAAATAGCACTAAGGCAAATTATCTAATTGAATATGGTGCTACATTTGCAACCGATTCAGATGGCTTCTTTAAGAGAAGCTTAATTGAATCTTGCGTTTCTGGAAATCCAAGTTCGCCAATTGTTTTGCCTAGTGGTGAAGTTTTATTTCACGCTTCTCTTCTTGGCGATTCATCTGTGCAACATGTTATGGCTATTGATCCAGCATCTGAAAGAGATAATTTTGCAGTAATAATCTTGGCACTTTATCCAGACCATAGACGAATAGTATATTGCTGGACTACAACTAGATCTTCGTTTAAAGAAAAAATGAAAAGCGGAATTGTAAATGAAAAAGACTTTTACAGTTATTGCTGTAGAAAAATAAGAAATTTAGCAAAGATGTTCCCCAATATGGTTCGCATAGCTTTGGATAGTCAAGGTGGAGGTATTGCTATTGAGGAAGGCTTACAAGATACAAATAGATTGCAAGATTCAGAAAAAGCAATCTACAAGGTAATTGATCCACTTAAAAGAAAAGACTCAGACGATAAAAGTGGTGAACATATTTTATCAATGATAAATTTTGCTGATCCAAACTGGGTAGTGGAAGCAAATCATGGATTAAGAAAAGATTTAGAAGACAAGACTTTGCTATTTCCATACTTTGACCCAATTTCATTGACTCTTGCACAAGAAGAAGATATGGCAACAGGAAGGGTTAATATGTATGACACCTTAGAAGATTGCGTGATGGACATAGAAGAATTAAAAGATGAGCTTTCCAGCATTGTTCATGTTCATACCCCATCAGGTAGAGATAGGTGGGATACTCCAGAAAGTAGAGATCCAGATGGCAAAAAGAGCAGGACAAGAAAAGATAGGTATTCTGCATTACTTATGGCGAATATGGTAGCCAGAGGATTTCAAAGGATTGAGGTCCAAGATGAATATACTCATACTGGTGGGTTTGCTAGACAGGTTGCATCTCAAAGTGCAGAAGATAAAGAAATGTATATTGGGCCAGAATGGTTTAAAAAAGCTACTAATCATAATTCTGGTTATGGTATAGTTGTTCCTACAAGGTGTAATAATACTGTAGAGTAATCCGATTGCAATCAGATTAGGGAAAATACAATGTCAAATGATAAAGCAATGTTTGTAACTTGGGATGAAAATGATCCAGCTTCAAAAGAAAAGGCATTCGCAAAAGCTAATCATGCAGACTCATTAAGTAGGTCTATTGCAGGAAATTCATTTCAAAATGTGGCCACTAATCATGTTTCAGTTAGGGAATCCTTTGATCGAAGAGATTACGACTTCTTTAGACCAGGCGAACAGATCCCCTTATTTGATAAAGACATCATGCTTGCTTGTATGCAAGCCTATGAACGCATTGGAATTGTGCGTAATGTAATAGATATGATGGCAGAGTTTGCCTGTCAGGGAATAGAACTTGTTCATCCAAATGAAAAAATCCAAGATTTTTATCGTGAATGGTTTAAAAAAGTAAATGGATTAGAAAGAACTGAGCGTATTTTAAATATGCTTTATCGTGCAGGAAATGTAATTATAAAACGATCTACTGCAAAACTTAAAAATTCAGAAGTTGAAAATTTGCAAAAGGGTTCAGCAGCAGACTTAGTTGTTGAAAAACCAGTAGCTGTAGCTAAGAATGAAATTCCTTGGTCATACACGATTTATAATCCTTGTACTATTGAAGTATACGGAGAAGAGTTAGCACCATTTCTTGGTCCAAGTTCATTTAGGTATGGCGTTAGAATTCCAGAAATAATTGCTAAAAAACTTAAGAATCCAAAAGAAGAAATAGAAAAAGAAATGCTGTCTGGATTACCGACATCAAATTTTAATTCAAGTATTGCTGGTGGAAAATCAATCCCATTACCAGCAGATAAAACTGTTGCTATTTATTATAAGAGAGATGATTGGCAAGTTTGGGCAAAGCCAATGATCTATTGTATCTTAGAAGATTTGTTGATGCTCAAGAAAATGAAGCTTGCAGATCTTGCAGCATTAGATGGTGCGGTTAGTCATATTCGACTTTGGAAATTAGGCTCTTTAGAACATAGAATATTACCAACAGAAAATGCAATCGGCAGACTTGCAGATATGTTATTGAATAATGTTGGTGGTGGATCTATCGATCTTATATGGGGTCCAGAATTAGACTTTAAAGAAACATCTACTGATGTAGCTAAATTCTTAGGTGAAGAAAAGTATAAGCCAATTTTAAATGCAATTTTTGCAGGACTAGGTATACCACCATCTTTAACTGGTTTGCCTACTGGTCAAGGATTTTCAAACAATTACATTAGCCTTAGAACATTAATTGAAAGATTAGATTATGGTAGACAATTACTAACTAGATTTTGGGAAACTGAAATAAAAGTAGTTCAAAAAGCAATGGGATTCAAATTTCCTGCTCAAGTTGTTTTTGATCATCAAACATTACAAGATGAAGCAGCAGAGAAGAGATTGCTTATTGATTTAGTTGATAGAGATATTATTAGTGAAGAAGCAATTCAAGAAAGATTTAACTTTGTTCCAGAAATCGAAAGTGTCAGAAGAAAAAGAGAGCTTAAGAAAAGGGAAAACGATCAAATGCCTAAAAAGGCTGGACCTTGGCATAACCCACAAAGACTAGAAGAAATCAAAAAGCTTTGGGCACAAATGGGTGTGCTTACTCCAAAAGACTTTGGGGTTGAAGCCTCTCAAGAAACAGCACCGCCAAAAGTTCCTCCAATGGGTCAAAATCCAAATCAATCTCAAGACAAGCCTATTGGAATTGAAGGGCAAGGAAGACCAGTTGGGATTAAAGATCAAGAAGTAAGAAAGAAAAAAGAAATAAAGCCAAGGACTGCTGCTGAATTAGTAGAGATAATGTCTTGGGCAGAAGCTGCTCAAAAATCTATATCTGATTTAGTTAATCCAGCTTTCTTACATTCATCAAAAAAGAAATCCATAAGAGAACTATCTTCTGAAGATTTTAATTCATTAGAAAAAACAAAGTTCCATATACTTTGTAATTTAAGTTATTTGGAAAAAGTGGAGAGGCAAACCATAGCAAAAATTATTAATACAGACATGAAAATTCATGATGATATAAATAAAGTTCTATCTATAGCTACTAAGAATTATATTTCTAAAGAAGGCATTCAACCAAATACAGAAACAAGAAGAAAAATTGAAGCGTCATCTGTTGCAATTTACTTTATAGGCAAACAAGATGAAACCAATAATTCTGATTACCCTATATCGTAGATATCATGAATTTTGTAACAGCATTGAAAACATAGAAAGATATAAAAAATTTTTTAAGGTTAAGCCAGACATATATGTAATATGGTCTTCTCCAGAAAATGGAAAGCTTTGGTTATTTGAAGATTTAATTAAAAAAGATATTATTCAAAAGCTAATTACAAGAAAAGGTTTCCCAAACGAAAATGGAAAACACCCAACATCTTTCTTTGAATCTCACAATATAAGACTAGGATTAGAAACTGTATTTAGAGATCATCCAGACTCATACTGCATAGTTCAAGCAGCAGATGTAAAAATAACAGAATATGGCTTTAATGTTATAGAAAACGAGATGATTTCTGGTGCTAGTGCTGTAACCTTTATTTGGAATAATAGGTTTACAACAGATGCTTGGGCAACAAATTGCTTTGCAGTTTCATCTGCTAGAAAATTTTGGCCTCCATTTGTTGAATACGACACAATTGATACTTTAGAAAGATATTGGTATAAAGAATTTGCTAAAAATAGTAAAAAAGATTATATTACAGTACTTGGAAATCAATCTAATTTTATATTTACTCATGAACACAAAAGCGAAAAACTTCCAAAATTTTTAGATAAATTTATTGTTGAAAATGAAAGTGTGGGATTGTTTATAAAAGGACAAAAATCTTTAATTAAAAGAATATATGATTTTTGGGTGTATTTAATAGGGAGATACTATGCCAAAGATAAAAGTAATATATGACACAGAAACTTCTGATGTAGAAGTATATATGGGCAAAAAGAAGGTTGATGATATTTACGCAGTTTTTTTGCATCAAGACATTGAAAATTCATATAAGTTTACATTGCAATTATTTAGTGTAGACGATGGCATACTTAAATTTAAGAATGCAGATGTTGAAAAAGAAATAGATAATGTTTTGTTTTTAAGCAAAATAACAAACTATTTTAATTTAGGAGAAAAGAAATGAAAGAATTTGCAATTTTTAAGTCAGAAATACAAGATGGACTTAAAGAAAAAATTATTTCTAGTATGTCTATTTCTTCTACATGTGAATTGGAAATCTGTGATCCTTTCCTATTAAACAAGCCACTTAGAGCAACAGCAGAGAACAAAAATCAGATGGATCTTCATTATTTGAAGTCTATCTTAGTTACTACTGGCTGGAATAAAAACGATGATGTGTTTGATAAGGCAGAAGTTTGGACTGCAAGAAATACTCCATCTGATAAGCCATTTAATTATGAGCATGATCAAAAACAAATAATTGGTCATATTACTGGATCTAAAGTAATTGATGAAGATGGTAATGATGTAGCAGAAGGAATTAGTGTTGATGAATTGCCTAAAAAGTTTCACATCTTGACTTCTGCTGTACTTTATAAATTTTGGGAAGACCCAAAAAAACAAGAAGAGATGAATGATATAATCTCTGGCATAGCAAACAACAAATGGTTTGTTTCTATGGAAGCATTATTTAATAATTTTGACTACGCTATGGATGATGGTGTTACTGCCAAAGTAATTGCTAGAAATGAAAAGACTGCTTTTCTAACTAAACATTTACGAGCATATGGCGGTAATGGTGTTTTTAATAATGTCAAAATAGGAAGAGTTTTAAAGAACATCGTCTTCTCTGGAAAGGGGCTTGTCAGCAAGCCAGCCAATCCAGAAAGCATTATTTTTGATGAAACGGAAGCTTTTATTACAAGTTCGGTGTACCAATTAGATGAGACTACAAAGTCAAAGGAGATCATTATGAGCATTGAAGAAGTTAAAGTAGAAAAAATCGTTGCTGAATTTCCACCAGAAGAAAAGAAGGAAGAAACTTCTGAAGATCCAGCAATTAAAGAAAAGGATAAAGAAGAAGTAGAAGCAAATTATATGGAATATAAAAAGAAAATGGAAGAAGAAGCTTCTATGCATGAAGAAGATAAAAAGAAAATGATGGCTGAATCTGAAGCCATGAAAAAACAATTAAACATGGTTGTTAACGAACTTAACAGCATGAAGAAAGAAAAAAGCATGAGTGATCGTGCAAGCTTGGTAATCGAAAAGTTTGGCATGAATAAAGATGAGGCTACTTTGGTAGTTTCTGCATTAAGTACTCTTAATGATGAATCTTTTGCCACCGCTGTTAATGTACAGTCTGATTACTTTAATAAAAAAATGTCTGAATACAAATCTGGAAAAACTGTTAATGAAGAAGCACCAGCTAAAGATCCAGAAGAAGACAAAAAGAAAACTCCAAGTGAAAATGTAGAAATTAGTGAAGATCCAGCAGATGTTAAAGCATCTGCATCTATCTTGGATACTGCTGAAGTTAAATCAGATGCTGCTCTTGCAACTTCAGAAAGTTCTAATGGTGTAAAGCAAGTAGCATCGCAAATTGCGTCTTATTTTGGTTTAGAAACATCGGCCACAGAGTAATAAAAGGAGAGACTAATGGCTCTTAAATCTGACCGTAATGTACTTGAAACTGACATTTCTTTGGTTTGCAACGATGTTGTAAGCAAGGGTCTTGTTCTTGTTTATGGTACTGCTGCTTCTGGCGTTGGTAACGAAACTCCAGGAATTGCATCTTTAGTTGCAAACCCATCTGGATATAAAGTAGCTGGTTTGACTTTGGCAAGCTTTGTAAGCATTGACCAAACTCGTCAGCATCGCAACTTTATGAAAGATGAACAAGTAGTTGGCGAAAAGGCTCCATTGCTTCGCAAAGGTTATGTTGTAACTGATGCCGTAGCTGGTACTCCAGCCCCCGGTGCTCCAGCATATCTTGTTGGAACTGGTGTTCTATCAACTGTGGTTTCTGCTACTGGTGGTGTAGCTGCTACTCCATTAGTTGGGGCTTTTGCTACTGCAAAAGATGAAAGTGGTTTCGCAAAAGTTTACATTAACCTTCCTGCATAACTTTAAAAAAAGGAGAGATAGTTCCATGAAGACACCAACTCCAGAAATGGTAGACTTGTTGAAAAAGTCAGGCAGCAACAATTATGAAGTTGCTTGTGCTGCACAAGTTGAATTGGCCAAAGCTTTAACCCTCCCTCTTCGTCAGGGTATTGTTAACGGAGATATCGTTAGCAATATTTTTGAAACTGTAAATTTTGCTCCTGGTACTTCGGTAGAATTTCCTTTGGATTTTCTTGCTCCTGGTACTGAGAAAGATTTCGTTGCTTATACGATTCCTGCACAGGGTAAAATTCCTGAGCGAAGCGTAGAAGGCGACTATGTAATGGTTCCTACCTATGAAGTTGGTGCTTCCATCGACTTCTCCCTGCGTTATGCTAGGGATGCAAGGTGGGATATCATTGGTCGAGCAATGCAAGTTCTTGAAGCATCTTTTGTTCGTAAAATGAACAGCGATGGCTGGAGAACTATTCTTGCTGCTGGCGTTGGTCGTGGCCTTGTCATTTATGACGATGTTGCTGCTGCTGGCTATTTTAGCAAGAGGCTAGTTGCTCTTCTCAAAACTTCTATGAGGCGAAATACTGGTGGTAATAGTACCTCGATTAATCGTGGTAAGCTTACTGACCTTTATATCAGCCCAGAAAGTCTTGAAGATATTCGTGGATGGCAGATTGGTGAAGTTGATGACTTTACCCGAAGGGAAATCTTCGTTCAAGAAGAAACTCCACTTCCAAGGGTATTTGGCGTTAACCTTCACGACCTTGATGAAATTGGCGTTGGTCAAGAATTCCAGAAGTATTATGCTGGACCTCTTGGTGCATCTATGCCAGGCAGCAAAGTTGAAATTGTTATCGGCTTAGACCTTGATAAACAAGACAGCTTTGTTCATCCTGTTCGTCAAGAAATCGAAGTTTACGAAGATCCTACTTTCCATCGTCAACGCAGGATGGGTATGTATGGTTTTGGTGAACACGGCTTTGCTGTACTTGATAACCGAAGGGTTCTTCTTGGTGCAGTATAGTGTTAAAATATTAAATAAAATAAAGCAGTCCTCTTTACGAGGACTGTTTTTTTTGTTATATTACTCAAAGGATTTGAAACACTAAAGGAGAATATCATGGCTAAAGAACCAACAATTTTTGAAAAAGCAGCTAATTTTGCAGTAGCATTAACTAAACATGTCGCTACTGGAATGCCAACTCTAACAGAAGATAAAGTAAAAATAAGATTAGATATTTGTGATACATGCCCCGAAGTAAATAAGTCTAGCCCTAATTGGACATGTACAAAGTGTGGTTGTAATTTAAAGGTAAAAGCTAGTTGGGCTGGTCAGGATTGCCCTATTAAAAAGTGGCCAGCGATTACTTAATATATGGTGTATTTATCTTTGGAGAAATAAAATATGCACTTCCAAAGAAACATAACACGAATACAAGATCAAGATGACTTTTCTGGAGTACCAACCTCTGGAGAAGTCGTTTTTTTTGATGGTCAAAGTTTTATTACAGCAGACATTACTGGATATCAAGGATCGCAGGGTAGACAGGGAAATCAAGGTTATCAAGGATTTCAAGGCATAACTGGTTTTCAAGGTTTAACTGGAGCAGGAAGTCAGGGGGATCAAGGTCTAATTGGATTGCAGGGTTTTCAAGGTATTGCAGGAACAATTGGGAATCAAGGCTTTCAAGGTATCGTGGGAGCCATAGGTTCACAAGGATTTCAAGGGAACCAAGGATTTCAAGGTATCGTAGGAACAATTGGTAATCAAGGCTTTCAAGGAGTAATCGGATCTTCTGGTGGAATAACTTTAGCCGTTACTAATTCTGGATCTGGTTCTTATACAATAAATGGTTCAGCTAATCCAATTCTATCTTTTATTCGAGGCCATAGATATGTAATTAATGTTTCCGCAATTGGTCATCCTTTTTGGATTCAAACAGTCTCAGGTTCTTATAGCCCATTAAATATTTATAATGATGGAGTAACAAATAACGGAACAGATAACGGAACAATTATATTTGAAGTTCCTTTTAATGCCCCTCAACTTTATTATGCTTGCCAATATCATTCATCAATGGCTGGTTCTATTACAGTATCTAATTTAGGTCCAACAGGATCTCAAGGAAACCAAGGTTTACAAGGCAATCAAGGAAATCAAGGAAGACAAGGATTTCAAGGTCACCAAGGAGAGCAAGGATTTCAAGGCCATCAAGGATATCAAGGAAGACAAGGATTTCAAGGCCATCAAGGAGAACAGGGTTGGCAAGGAGAACAGGGTTATCAAGGATTACAAGGCATAACTGGTTTTCAAGGTGTTGAAGGTGTAGCTGGAATAGATGCATTATGGAACTTCACAGGTGCTTACAATGGCGGTGCAGCATATGCCGTAGGTGATATAGCAACCTATTTAGGGCAAACTTGGTATCGTGTAAATTCTAATGGTGGGAATGTTGGTGATGCTCCCATAGAAGGAACTTTTTTATGGACACTGATTTCTGCAAAAGGAGATCAGGGTAATCAAGGTGATCAAGGCTCACAAGGAAACCAAGGGGAACAGGGATCGCAAGGTAATCAAGGAGAGGAAGGATTTCAAGGAAACCAAGGAGAACAAGGTTCTCAGGGCGATCAAGGATCGCAAGGCAATCAGGGAGAACAGGGTTCTCAGGGCGATCAAGGATCGCAAGGTAGTCAAGGAGAACAAGGCAACCAAGGTTGGCAGGGCGAACAAGGTTTACAAGGTAATCAGGGTTATCAAGGCGAGCGTGGAATTGGTGCATTGTCTTGGACATACAAAGTAAATACAACAACTCTTACAGATCTTGACCCTACCAATGATTATATAAGTTTTAATGCTGATCCTTTTACTTCGGCTACTCAAGTTAAAGTAGATGATAATCCATACGGAATAAATACTACTTTACATGATTTATTCTTAAGTATTCAGAGTGGTTATTTAACTTTAACAGATCAAGCCAATCCTTCAACATATGTTACTTATCAAATAACTTCTTGTGTAGATGGTACTTCAACAAACGATACTGAAGATGGAAGTTATGTAATATTTAATGTGGCACTAGTTAGTACATACGGAGTAATAAATAACGAAGATTTTGTTACTCTGTCTATTGGACTTGTTGGTTCACAAGGAAATCAAGGCAATCAAGGCAATCAAGGTTTACAAGGTAATCAAGGCAATCAAGGTTCACAGGGAGAACAAGGACTACAAGGAATTCAAGGTTTTCAAGGAAACCAAGGAAACCAAGGCGATCAAGGATCGCAAGGCAATCAGGGTGACCAAGGAAACCAAGGCACAACACCTTTAATTTGCACTACGCAAAACACAGGTGAATATTATTTTCAAGCAGTAGGTGAAAATTACTATCAAAGCCCTATAGCAACAGGATTGGCATTTGGTGCTGGACAAATACTGTCTGTATACGCACCCACTGATAATATTATACAGTACATGAGAATAACTTCTTATAACCCCACAACAGGGGATATAGTTGCAGTCGTTACACATTCTTTAAGCCCGGGATTTAAAACATATAACACGCTTTCAATTTGTCTTGCAGGAAAAATTGGCGAGCAAGGTTCACAGGGTGATCAAGGATCACAAGGGAGTCAAGGAGATCAGGGAAATCAAGGCAATCAAGGCGACCAAGGAAACCAAGGAAACCAAGGTTCACAGGGTTATCAAGGTTTTCAAGGAGAACAGGGTTCCCAAGGCAATCAAGGCGACCAAGGTAACCAAGGATTACAAGGCGAACAGGGAAATCAAGGCAACCAAGGAGATCGGGGATTTCAAGGAAATCAAGGTGATCAAGGATCACAAGGTAATTATGGAGAACAAGGTTCTCAGGGTGATCAAGGCTCGCAAGGAAACCAAGGATTACAAGGCAATCAAGGATCAGATGCATTATGGAATTTCACAGGTGCTTATAGCGGTGGTGCATCATACTCCATAGGTGATGTAGCAACTTACTCAGGTGAAACTTGGTATCGTGTTGGTGCTAATGGTGGTAATGTTGGAGATATTCCTTCGCCAGGATTCTGGACATTAATTGCTCAGAAAGGCGAACAGGGATTACAAGGATACCAAGGTGAACAAGGTTCACAAGGTAATCAAGGATTTCAAGGGCAACAAGGTTTTCAAGGAAGTCAAGGCGACCAAGGATATCAAGGAACATCTGGTTCTGGAGTAACTATTCAAGGATCAGAAACATGGGAAAACATATTTAACAATGAAACTTCTGGTTCTATACTTGGTGATATGTGGATACTTACATCTACATTGCAAGGTACTGCATCTCAAGCATGTCCAAATCCTTCTGGTGGTACAGCTTCTGCTGGAGATGGTGTTGTATACACAGGAACATCGCCAATTTATTGGCAAAATGTTGGTCCTATTCGTGGTCCTCAAGGATCTAATGGTTCGCAAGGAAGTCAAGGTATTCAAGGAAGTCAAGGCGATCAAGGCAGTCAAGGATTTCAAGGTCAACAAGGCTTACAAGGCAATCAAGGCTTACAAGGCAATCAGGGAGAACAAGGAAATCAAGGTTTCCAAGGTCAACAAGGATCACAAGGACATCAGGGCAACCAAGGATTTCAAGGCAACCAAGGAAATCAAGGATATAGAGGCGAGTCTACTGGGGAAACATATTATTTTAATTACTCTGTTGCATCTGATGTGGCTGGATATAAAGAACTTTCTATAACCCCAATTGCTACAGCCCAACAGATGGTAACAACATCATTGGCTGGAAGCACAGACAATATACTTATCGCTAGTTTCATAACGCCACAATTAGGGTTTTCAGTTATACCAGGTGGATCTCAGTTATTCCACCAACACTTTTTAAAGCAAGCCTCAAACGACCACATTCAAACTTATATTACAATACAATTAGCAAACTCTACTGGAACTCCAATAGGGCCAATATTATCAACAAATGCTCCAATGATAGGGTGGACTGATAGTACTAATGCAGTAGAAACCTTAATGGATTTAGTGTTAACAACAACGACTATAGATCCTACTAATCGTATGATCGTTAAGATTTATGCAAATAACGATGATAGTAATTTTCACTCTTTGAAATGGTATACCGAAGGAACCGCATATTATTCGTTTGTAAGAACAACTGTCAGCGTAGTGCCGGTAATAGGCGAACAGGGTTTTCAAGGCTTTCAAGGAAATCAAGGTAGTCAAGGTTCACAGGGAGAACAAGGATTCCAAGGAGATCAGGGCAGTCAGGGGGAACAGGGTTTTCAAGGTAATCAGGGCGACCAAGGAAATCAAGGTAATCAAGGAGAACAGGGTTTTCAAGGTCATCAAGGCGAACAGGGATTTCAAGGGTTTCAAGGTGAACAAGGATTCCAAGGAAATCAAGGAGATCAGGGAAATCAAGGTTGGCAGGGTGAACAAGGTTCACAGGGTGATCAAGGATTCCAAGGCGAACAGGGCGAGCAAGGATTTCAAGGAGATCAGGGAAATCAAGGTGATCAAGGTTGGCAAGGTGAACAAGGCTCACAAGGAGAACAGGGAAATCAAGGTGATCAGGGATCACAAGGCGATCAAGGCAATTATGGAAATCAAGGCGACCAAGGATATCAGGGGGCAACTGGTAGCTTTGGCGGTGTAACAGTTGAATATAAAATAGATACAAATAATTATTCAATCAACGACCCAGGCGATAACTACATAAGATTTAACAATGCTTCTCTTGCATCAGCTACTCATGTTATAATTGATGATAATCCCAATAATGCAAACATAGATCTTTCTCTATTCTTAGCTACAATCGCTGCTTCAACAAGCACTATGAAGGGCCACTTTAAATTATCTAAGAAAAATGACTCTACAGTATTTGCACTTTACACTATAAGCAATTCTTTAGAGCAAGAGCCTAGCTTCTTTGATGTCACAATTTCTTATCTGTCTGGAATCGGAACATTTTCTAATGATGATGAAGTATTGCTCACTTTTGCAAGAACTGGAGATAAGGGCGATACTGGATATCAAGGTTTGCAAGGCAATCAAGGTTTACAAGGAGTCGTTGGAACCACAGGTAATCAAGGTTCGCAGGGTTTCCAAGGTGTCGTTGGAACAACAGGAAACCAAGGTTCTCAAGGTTCTCAAGGTAACCAAGGTAGCCAAGGAACAGTGGGAACCACAGGTTCACAAGGCAACCAAGGATTTCAAGGCATCGTTGGAACCACTGGAAACCAAGGTTCACAAGGTGCAACTGGAACAGGAAGTCAGGGGTATCAAGGATATCAAGGTGTTGGAAATCAAGGATATCAAGGATATCAAGGGTCTTCAGCAACTATATCTACAATAGACGGAGGTAGTTTCTGAAATGGCTGATACACATTGCGTATCTAATGCGGGTAGTACAGCAGTAAATGGAGTTTATGTCTTTAACCCAACTGCTGCGAGTGGTGCTGGTGCGTGGGAAAAAGTTGGAACTCCAACTACATATTATTATTATGATTACGACAGCGACAGATTTGTGTTTATGAATGGAAGTTCTACACTTTATATTGGAAATAATTTTCAAAGTAATCCACTTTTAGTAACTTGGTCTGTTTCTAGTGGTGCATCACCAGTACCAACAATAACTGGGGGTGATTGTACAACTGCACCTTTCGTCACATCTGTTAGCCCTACTAGTGGTTCTATTGTTGGCAATAGGTCAATAACAATAACAGGCTACAAATTTACTGGAGCAACTTCCGTTACCATTGGTGGTGTTGCTGCCACTAATGTTACTGTAGTTAGTGCAACTAGCATTACGGCCACAACTCCTGCTGGAACCACTGGTACTGCAAGCGTTTTAGTTACCACATCAAATGGCACAAGTTCTGCAAATTCTTTATATACCTACTTAAATAGTGTTTGCGTGGCAGGTGCTGGCAATGCAACTTACAACGGAACATATGAAATTTTAGCTGACGGAACTTATCAAAAAACAGGAAGCCCTACTATAACGATTGGTTATGATGGGGAGTACAACGAATGGTTGTTTTATAATAACGGTTCTCCAGGATATTACAAATCTGGTAGTTTTACTACACTACCTTTAACTGGATGGATTGCTTATGGTAATGGTACTGCCCCTGCA